TTCTGCCTTCTTGAAAGTGGTGATAAAATCTTACTATAATGGCAGATCAAAAAATATCCCAATTAGCGACCATTGTCACGGTAGACAACGCATCCGATTTGTTTCCTATTGTTGATACATCGGCAGCAGAGACAAAGAAAATCACACCATCAGCGTTGAAAACTGCATTGGCGTTGAATAATGTTGACAACACAAGCGATGCAAACAAGCCTGTTTCAAGTGCAACTCAATCAGCACTAAACGCCAAACAAGATACACTTGTAAGCGGAACAAATATCAAGACCGTAAACGGAACATCAGTACTTGGAAGCGGAAACATTGCCATCAGTTCGGCAGTTGCTTGGGGTGGTGTTACTGGCACTTTGTCAAACCAAACCGATTTGCAAACTGCATTGGATGGCAAAGTTGATGAAAATTCTGCCATTACTGGAGCAACCAAAACGAAGATCACTTACGATGCGAAAGGTTTGGTAACTGCTGGAGCAGATGCAACCACAGCCGATATCGCAAGTAGCACAGACAAACGCTATGTAACCGATGCACAATTGGTAGTTGTTGGAAACACAAGCGGAACGAATACAGGTGACAATGCGACCAACTCACAGTACAGCGGATTGGCAACAAGCAAACAAGATACTTTGGTATCGGGTACGAACATTAAGACCATCAATAGCACTTCGCTTTTGGGTAGTGGGAATGTCGCAGTTGAACCAACAATTACCGCCACAACTTCAGCGGATTACTACAGAGGGGACAAAACATTTGCAACCCTTAACAAGGCTGCGGTAGGTTTGGGCAATGTTGACAATACTTCGGATGCAAACAAACCCGTTTCAACTGCAACACAAACGGCACTTGATGCAAAGACCAACAAACTGATCACAACTAACAGACAAACCGCATCCTATACTTTGGTTTTGAGTGATGCCGATAAATTGGTTGAGATGAATGTGGGAAGTGCAAACAACTTAACAGTCCCTTTGAATAGTTCAGTTGCGTTCAGCACAGGCACACAGATTCTTTTAGCACAATACGGAGCAGGTCAAACTACGGTTGTGGCCACAAGTGGGGTTACAATCCGAAGCAATGGGGCAAAGTTGAAACTAAACGCCCAGTATTCAGGTGCAACTTTGGTAAAGATTGCTGAGAATGAATGGTATCTCTTTGGCGACATCGCATAGATATTTATTTGGAGATATTAGAAATAAGTTGTATATTGCAGTATGAAAAATACAAAGAACAAAAATGTAAATGGTCAAAAATATAATAGGTTAACTATCATGTCTGACCCATACCGCAAAAATAATCGTACTTATGTTCAAGCCCAATGCGATTGCACAAATGTAATTGAAGCACAATTGTACAAAATACAAAGCAATCATACTCAGGGGTGCGGTTGTGAAAAGCAAAAATTGAGAACTCATAATTTATCCAAACATCCTTTGTATAGAATTTGGGAAGCAATGAAATACAGATGCAATAATTCCAACGCTAGTAATTATTTGAACTATGGTGGTAGAGGTATTCGTGTTTGTGAAAATTGGTCTACGAATTTTGTAAACTTTTATGATTGGGCAATGCAAAATAATTGGAATAAAGATTTAGAGATTGATAGGATTCAAAATGATTTAGGTTATTCCGAAAATAATTGTCGTTTGGTTTCTGCAAAAGACAATGCAAGGAATCGCAGAAATATAAAGTATGTTAGTTTTGGAACTATCTTAATGCCGTTGTTTGAAGCAATTGAATCGGGAATGATTAATAAAAATAAATTCTATAAGAACGAAAATTATAGAAACAGTTTCACTTTATTTGGAGATATAGCATCGTAATATGATACTTTCAACACACGGGATTGTCAGTTCAATTAGTGGAATAGATGCCGATTGGTTGGCATACTATAACCGAGTTATTGCGGCAGGTGGATCACTTACAACAACCGAGCAAAACGCCACAAAGACATTGGTTGCAGATTTGAAAGCCTATGGCATTTGGTCGGCAATGAAAGCCATTTATCCAATGGTTGGTGCAAGTGCGGCAGCGTGTTCTCAGAACTTGAAATCTTCAAGTTTTACGGGTACTTTTATTTCGGGTGGAACATATGCATCTACTGGTTATACTACAAATGCTGTGGGATATATGGAAACAAAAATTTTCCCATCTACTGACTTGTCGCAAAATTCAACGCATTTAAGTTATTATAGTAGAGTAAATAATAGCGGGCCATTTGTTGATATGGGTATAGGTAGTTCCCCTCAGTTATTTTTATTGTATAATTACGGTGGTACTGCATTCAAAGCAATAAACAGGGGGGAATCAGTAAGCGGAACATCATTCAGTCCGACTACATCTTTATTAATCGCTAACCGACCAAATTCTACAACTGAAAAACATTATCGTGCAGGTTCATTGGTTGATACATTAACTGTAACATCAACGGGAATCAATACAAACATGATTTATTTGGGTGCTTATAATAGAACAGGGGCAGAATGGAAAACAGCAAGAGAGTGTGCATTTGCTTCAATCGGTGACGGATTAACCGACACCCAAGCATCAAACCTTTACACAGCAGTACAAGCGTTTCAAACAACCCTTTCACGCCAAGTATAATGATAGGATACATCTGCACACTCGAACAAAAAGAGCAAATAAAATCTAAAAATTTTGCAACGAATATAGTTTTTAATTGCGTTCAAGATATTGATGGCGTTTGGTTTTTGTTTCTCAGCGAACAAGACATCCCATTGGTTCAAGCAACTGAGTACGCTTGGGTTTTAGATTTACCCCAAGCCGAATACACCCCACCACCACCACTCCCATTTCCATAATAAATGAAAAACCTTAATGATACCACCGCAGCCATTGCCACCGCCATCACGGGTTCATCAGCGGTCATCACTTTTGCTCAAATTTATCAACCCCTTGTTACTTTTGGTGTGGGGATTCTTGGTATTATTTCGGGCATTTTGGCTGTTATCTATTGGGCTAAAAAAATTAATCGCATCAAATGACCGTAAAAAAACCATCCGCAAATCCGCTACCAATTTCGTTTGATCAATTCCGAAAGAATCCCGTTGCTGGGGTTGCTTTCCTTGCATTGGTAGGTGTGAGCTATTTATACTATGATGTCAAGTCATCGTACACCGAGCAACTTGAAAACTCCAACAAGAAAATTGAAGCGTTGGATTTGAAGATTGATCGTCTTGGATATGCTCTCAAGAAATCCGATTCCGCATTGGCTGCTGCCATCACAGAACTTCGCATCATCAACACCGTCAAAAAATTATGAGGTACTTTGTCATTTTGTTTTGTGTATTCATCGCAGCCATTGAGATTGCCTTCCCAGTCGGGGCAGTTACAACACCCCCGATTGATGAGGTGGAAGCAATGTTGAAAAAGGTTGAATCAAATCTTCGTCAAGCATCGGCTGTTGTCTCCGTAGCAAAAGCCAAAGGAGAAGAAATGGTTGAAGGCAAGGTGCAAGAAAAAGCCGAATTAAAAGAAGCCGTGGTGAATGCTGAAAAGAAAGCGGAAGCCGTGGTTCAACAGATGCAAGTTGTTCAAGACCAAATGGAGGTATATGCCGTGAAGATGGTAGGTGCTGGATTAGATACCACCACCACACCGATTGAGTTCAAAGGGAAGATCTATGATGCGTATTTGAACTATCTCTCCGAAGGTGGAAAGGAGGATTTTGATTATTTTAGAATGTACCTATGGCAGCAAAAGTAAACATCACATCATTTCGGGCAAAACCCAAAAACAAATTGGGCAGACATACCAAGCACAAGAACAAGCATAAGAGTTCAAAACCATATAAAGGACAAGGCAAATGATAGACAAAATCAAACAAGCAATGAAGGTGAAGAACTACAAGTTCTTTGAATCAGGTGATTACAACTTGAACATCATTGGCATTCGCAATTCGGATACTGGAAGCAAAGTGACAAATGTCTTTGATGACTTGTTAACCGTCAGTTACAAAATCGGGGATGTGTGGCATTTTAAGAAATGGGCAGCAACAACTGATCCAGGCACAAAGGGAGTGAAGGAATTTCACAATGCTCAAGGCGTTGCTCGTTTAGTTCCCGGACAATATCGTGGTTCACACGCAATCGGTTTGCATCAAGGCAAATACGAAGCGTTGAAACAAGCCAAACCCGTGAAGGTTTACAGAGATGCAAACAAGGATATGACCTACGACACCAAGTTAATCACCGAAGGTATCTACGGAATCAACATCCACAAGGCTGGGGCAGATTCTACCTATGTTGAGAATTGGAGTGAGGGTTGTCAAGTGTTTAAAAAGTCCGCGGATTTTGACGAGTTTATGGCTTTAGTCAAGAAGGCAGCCACATTGCACGGAAATTCATTCACTTACACACTATTAGAGAGCAAAGATTTATGAAAAAATTAATGGAAATTTTCACGGGTGACAAAGGAGAGATGTCATCAAAACGATTCGTGGGCATTATCGGTGCTTTTGTTTTGTTTGCTACAATGGCTCATAATTCTCTTAGCCCTGCTGATATCGTACCTTCTCCAGAGTTGGTAAGTGCGGTGGAATTCATCGTGATTGCTTGTCTTGGATTCACATCTATTGACAAGTTCTCAAACAAAAAAGATTGATTGCTATTTGATAGAGATGATATTCCAAAGATTAAACTTTCACGATAACAAACTGCCTGTTTTCAAAGAAAACAAAGCGAAAGGATTCGTGACTTTTGGTGCTGACAATCTCTATCCTGATTTCCTAATTGAACTATTCAATAAATCACCCAAACACAATGCCATTGTTTCTGCAAAAGCATCATATGTTGCTGGAATAGGTACGGAGGTATTTGGTTCAAGCACGGAGGAGATTGCAAAAGCCGAAGCCAAACTCAAAAATATAAACGCCTACGAGACCTACGAAGAACTCAAAGCAAAAGTTGCATACGATGCCGAGTTGTTCAATGGGTTTGCAGTTGAGGTGATTTGGAACAAGGCAAAGACCGCACCTTCGGAATACTATCACATCCCTTTCAAAGACATCCGCAAAGGTCTTGAAGGTGATTATGTGTATTGTGCTGACTGGACAGATAACAAAGCGGAGAAAATCCACTATCAACCATACAACCCAATCACAAGGGAATCCAAGCAAATATATTATTGCCAATTTTACCGTCCCGGACAAGGTGAATATCCCTTACCTGATTATGTTGGTGCGTTAAAATACATTGAGGTTGACACCGAGATATCCAACTATTATTTGAATAGCATCAAGAACGGATTCACGGCACAAACTCACATCCAGTTATTCAAAGGAATTCCCACACCTGAAGAAGCTCGTGCAACTGCAAGGAGATTCAAAGAAAACTATCAAGGCACGGACAATGCCGGTGGGTTAATTATCCAATACAACGATCCGACAGAGAAGGAATCTGTCATCAACAACCTTCAGCCATCGGATTTTGACAAGCAATTTGACTTGTTAAATAAGACCGTACAACAAGAGATATTTGTTGCACACAAGGTCAACTCTCCAATGTTGTTTGGAGTTCGTGTAGAGGGACAATTAGGTGGTCGTAGTGAGTTGATTGAAGCCTATGAGATGTTTCATCACGCATACATTGAACCCCGTCAACAAAAGATTGATGACACCTTTGCTTACTTGCTTGAACCTATCGCATCTGTTCGCTTGGAAACCATCAACAAACCACCAATCGGTCTTGACTATCAAGCGTTGTTTACCGCTGGAGTTATCACCAACGAAGAAGCAAGAAAGGAACTTGGATTGCCATTGATTACTGATGTGAAACAATCATCTTTGAACGATGCCATCAATGCTTTGAGTCCGTTGGTTGCAAACAATGTGTTGTCTAATATGACCATCAACGAGAAGCGTCAATTGGCAAATCTCTCACCAATTGCTGGAGGAGATTCATTGCCATCGGCAGCACCAGTTGCCCTATCAAAACAAAATCCTTTTGGGTGGGACGATGAAAGAGACATCAAGGTATTTCAACAATACGGAGAGAGTGCAGACAACTTTGAAGCGTACAAGTTTGAGTTCGTGGATGCCGTTGAAACTGCCATCTTGAATGTGTTAAAAGAGAATAAAGGTTTACAAGTTGGGGACATTGTGAACATCACCAAGTTAGATGCAAAGGTTGTCGCTGATGCGATTGCTAAACTTGCCAAAGCGGAGTTGATCAAATCATACGAAGATGGTCTTGAAACAACTCCGAAAGGAGTTGAAGAGGTAAAGAGATTAGAAACCGAGATTGTCGTTCGTTACAAATACGGATTGGCTGCTGGGATTCAAGGTGCATTGGTGATTGATACAACTCGTGATTTTTGCAGACAGATTGCAGAAAGCAACCGTGTATATTCAAGGGAGGATATCAATGCGATGTCAACTCAATTGGGATACGATGTATGGAAGCGGAGAGGTGGTTGGTATCACAACCCTACATTGGATGTCAACACCCCACAATGCAGACATATTTGGGTTCAACAATTATTAAGGAGGATTAAACGATGACCAATTTTGTATATTTCATTTCAACCACTTATCTCAAAGACAACACCCCTTTGAATGAGAATGTTGACGATAAATTGTTGAAATCAGCAATCAAAGAAGCTCAAGAAATCTACATCCGTGATGTGATTGGTTCAGGCATTTACAATGAGTTGCAAGTACAGGCATTCGCTGGAACATTAACCCAGTTGAATACTACCCTTTTGGATTCGTATATCGCACCGTGTTTGAAGTATTATACATTGACCGAAGCAATGCTTCCAATGACCTTCAAATTGATGAACAAATCGGTTGCATCTCGTGAGAGTGACAATGCAAGGGCAGTATCAGTTGAGGAAATGACAATGATTGAAGGTCGTTATCGTGACAAAGCGGAATACTATGCCAACAGATTGAGGGATTATCTTCGCACATATACCAATGACTATCCTTTGTTCTTGAATCCAGGCAGTACATTTGATACAATCCGTCCAAAGAACACCGCTTTTGTCGGTGGTATTTATCTTCCAACATCTCAAGATTGCTTTTGGAACTATGACTTCCCCAACGAGGACAAATAAGTGGCAAAAAAACAACGAAGCCAAACTTCTCAAATTTCTCAAGAATGACACTAAACCAAATAATAGCAAAGATTCAAACGGCAGCCGAAAGCCATAAAATGGTACACAAGTTTGGCGTTGGTCAGCAGTCAAATATGACGGTTGAGAATGTTGAGTATTATCCGTTGGTTTGGTTGTATCCAGATGGCTTCAATTTGCAGTCCGGTGGGAATCTTCAAACCTACAATTTTGCATTGCTTGTGATGGATCGTGTATTTGAAAGCGAATCAAACACGATTGAGGTTCTTTCGGATACTGCACAGATTATGACCGACATCTTTGCATTGATTGAAGACAACACCCAAAACGATGAGGATTTTGAGATTGTAATCAACGGCAACGCATCTCCTTTCTACGATTCAAAAACTGATATTCTCGCTGGCTATGCAATCAACTTCCAAGTCCTCACTCCTTATTTACACAATACTTGCGTTGTTCCTGTTTAGTTGGTTGTGGGCGTTCTTCAATTATGATGAACCAGTCCGCTATATTAAACCACTAAATGTTGAACTGCACGAAAGGATCATTGAAAAAGAGAAGATCAAACGAATCACACTTTTGAAAGAACTGAACCACTATGATACGATTTATCTTGATACTTTTGATGCTACATCTTCAGGGCTTGAAGGGGCAATCAATCTCCATAGATTCTGCGACACTTCGGGTTGCGAATAGTTATCTTGTCAAGGGTGCGATTGCACGGCAGAAAGTTAGCCAATTACTGAAGGTTGTTCACTCGGATTCCATCATAATTTCGGAACAAGATTCGGTCATCACTAAACAAAAGGTAAACATCGCATACTTGAATGCGGAGAATGATTCACTTGTGAAGCAAAATAAAGCCATCTCACGCACTTTGTCCTTGTTTAAGAGTATAAGTATAGGTTTAGGAATTTTAAGCGTTTTAATGTGGCTACAATAGACCTTGATAAATTACCCGATGCCCTTGATACTTATTTAGGGGATGCATCCGAAGGCTCACTCCTTCAACAAATCATTATTGATTGGTGGAACAAAAAGGTGATTCCTCCGATTTGGGCGAATCTTGATAGTAAAAAGATAAACGCATCATCTTCGTTGAGACAATCTTTTGTCCCCGGACAGATAACCAAAACGCCAACATCCATCAACACCATCCTTCTCGCTGAAGATTACTGGGAGTTCGTTGAATACGGAAGGAAGCCAACAAGAAATGGTCACACCGAAGGCACTCCGTATCTATGGCAGTCAATCAAAGAATGGATGGCATTCAAAGGAATCAAGCCACCACAAACAATGACTTACGATTCA